CCTTCTAGCTTGACCTTCTCCACCCGGGTTCCGGCATCGCCCGGCAGGCGACACTGGACGGTCTCGAACTGGCGGGTGATATGGGAGAAGTACTCAACGTCCACCCCGTCGAAGTCGTCGGGTTGGTTCGGCGCGTTGAACTGGTAGCTCAAAGGTTCGAGCATGACTTGGGGGTTGTAGACGTGGTCGAAGGTTTCGCCGCGAAGCTCATCGCGCACCGGCACAAGGACTCCGCGGTCAATCGTCAGCTCCGAGAACCCGGCTTGCAGGCACTCGATCAGGTTCGACTTCACCGTATCCGAGTCGGTGACGATGCGATCATAGGTATCTCCCCGAGGTGTCCAGCGTGTGCGCTCTAGCCTGTCCAGTTCAGCCAGGTCGATGTCCGCCGTATCTGAATACCCAACGCTGCGGATGATATGGCCGACCCATGCGGAGATCTCCCGGGTAGGTTGCGGCGCCTGCCATACGCCGTAACGCAGAACCGGGAGTATCCGGGTACATTCTACCGAGATCAGGCTTTCGGTCTGCGACGAAATGCGGTCACCGCCCCGGATGTCGCAAGACATCATGGTCATACCGGCGTAGGTCGTCGGCGACGAACTGAGCATCATGCCCTTCAGCGCCAGCCACATCACGGTATCGTTCACCTCGGAAGAGTTCGCCCCACCTACCTTCGGCTCACGCTTCAAGCGCACTTCCGCGCGCATCGGGTACGGCAGATCAACGCGGTAAGTGAAACCTTGAGAGTCCAGGGTGTTGCCGCTCTCGGTCTTCTGGATAACTGTCCACGCACCGCCGACCGCCATGTCCCGGTATTCCATGTCGTGCGTCGAGGGGACGACGTACATGTCACCCTTGGAGCCCAGGCCAACGATGCCGGAAGGGAACAAGGTATCCCACTCGATGGAGTTGATCACCTCGCCCTCAGGACACGCCGGAAACGGCCCGCGGTAGCCGCCTTGGTAGTTCGACGAGTCAAGCTGTACACGCCCGAGGTTAGACGAGTTCGTCGTCCACCCCGGCCAGGTGCCGTCCGCGGTTCCATCGGACTTGATGCGTTCCACCAGCAGGGCGCTAGAACCCGGAGTAATGATCCGGTAACGCATACCCCGAAAAGCAATTGACATCGTGACCACGCCTGTTACCAGGCCTGTGCCGGGCGCTCCGCTCTCGTAGTCCACTTCCAACTGCGTTGGTGTAGCCGAAAACACCGTGTAGAGCCCCGCGTTATCCCCAGCGATCTCAATCGTATCCCCTGCGACGAAACCTAACTGGGCGATGTCGCCGCCAATAATGTCGCGCCCGCCGGTCCCCGTGCCGTCTGTGATCGTGTAGTTATAGGGGGCGATGATGTTCAGCATCAAACCCGCGGTCCAGTCCGCGGGAAACGTTCCGGCGCCGGAAGGAATGCTTACCGTGAATGAGTTGAAGTCGAACGTCGAAGCCGTGGCCGAAGTGGTCAGGTTGGTGCTGACTGTCAGCTCCAAGCCGGCGGTGCCCGTACTGCTCGCGCCTACCTCCGGCGCTGTGTACCAGAAGACGTGAGCAGGGTCCGCCGTTAGATCGGCGCCTTCTGGGTAGATGCTGAAACGCGCGTCATCGCCAAGAGAGAGTAAAGGCGTTTGGCCTACTTTCACCGCGCTCGGAGGAATAAGGTACGAGCCGACGCCTACGGCCAGGAGCATTTCAATCCGCTGCTCACGGGGGGCCGCGAAGTATCGGCGAGGCACTACGGCGTAATCCGGGTAGCGGGAGGGGTTGAACCCGGCGCACTCCGGGCGCACGTCGTTGATCTTCACTTTGTTGCCCTTGGCCGATGCTTCGTCCAGGGGGTTGCCGGTTCCGCGGTTATTCGAGCGTGTCGACGGCAGCTTTGGCATCAGTGCTGCGAGCACGGCTTTAGCACCGAAGATCAGCGCGAAGGTGATCGAGAATGGGTCGGTGCCGGCCGGCTCTCGGTAGATCTCCACCCGGTCATCGGGTTTGAACTCGGAGGACCACTGACGCGGCAGCAAGCGCTCGCCGTTCAGATAAACGCTTATCTGCAGTTTGTTCAGGTTGGTGTCTTTCGAAATGCCATTGGCGTACAGCCAGGACAAGATGCTCTGGCGCTTGCGCGTCTGATACGTTTCTTTGCCGGCGTCCGAGAGCCGGCTTGCGTAGATTTCAATCATTGTGGAAAGTCACCCGGTTATGGTCGCGCAGCCATTTTTCCAAAGGTAGCATGCGCGGCCCCCGGGTTGGATTGATTTCCAAGATCTTGAACCGCCCTTCGACCTGTAGGACTAGGGCGACGTGTACGCAGATCTCCCCGATCAGCACCGCCGCGATCGCGCCATGCTCAGGGCCGCACTCGCGAAGCAAATGCGACTCGGCGCGGTACGCTTTGGTGAAGTCTCGTGGCGACGTATTGCGCAGCGATCCGTATTCAGGGAGCAACTTCAGCCCAAGCTCTACATGGCGGACATGCCGCGCTAGGCCCCAACAGTCGTATTCGACGGGGCCACGTCCGCCGTCGCGGTAGATGCATTCTAGGTATTGATTCATCAGATGTACCGAAGGGCCGGGTATTCGTTCACAGTGTACAGCTCACGTGGCCATGCGACTCCGATCATGTTGAAGAACCCAGTCTGCAGTTGAGCCTCGACGCCTTGGATCTGCCCGGAGAGCAGCGACAGCACGTAAGGGCGTTCCGCAGGAGCTGTCAAGTTGCCGCTAAGATATGTTCGATACGTCACCGTTACCCGAGCGTTACCGTCGATAGCCTGGTCGACACGCTGCGTCACCTCGCCCGTCGTGTTGTCTACCGCAAAGGCCAGGGTCTGATTCCCCTTGTTGTTCTTGGACGCCAGTGCGATATCGATATTGGCGCCGATGAACGTAAGCGTCCTGTTGTCCTCCGTAACGGCGGTTATGTCCTCGAAACCCGTACAGATGTAGACAGGCGCGTCCCACGCCGGGCAGGTCAGTTCGAGAGTCCTGATAATTTCATCAAGACCCTCGTTGGCCCCCGCATTAACCTCCGCGAGAATGATGCTCACACTATGCGCACCCGGCCGGTGACCAGGCTGATAGTGCCGAACCCGGTCAAGATGAATCGGAGGAAGTCACCATTCTGGACCGCCGTTACGGTTTTACCCGCGACAGAATCGTAGCGCATGATCGTGTTGTTGCACGATAGCCTACCGGAGATAACGTCCAGTTGGCTATGGGTGATCCCTAGATCGAATTCAACGGCGGACATGCTCGGGTGCCAGTAGATCAGGGTATCTACGATGAGCTGGCCCGGGACGCTGGTATTCAGTGCGCAGAAAGGCACCATGCCGCCCACGTCGAAGCAATCACCGGTATAGCTCATCGGCACGACGCCGGTATTGCCCGAACTGGCCGGAGCATCCCGGAACAGCACCGCGTCGAACCCCACGGCGTTGTTGTAGATCATGTCGTTGCGGTGCACCTGGCAGCCGGCCGGCACTACCCAACCGTCTGGAACGCGTTTCCAAGCGGTATGCGTAACCGATGTCAATTGCTGCGAGGGGTAGTAAACATCGTGCGTACAGCCGTTGCCGAAAACGACTAGGCCGGCTTGAGAATCGTTGCCCGGGCCGAAAGATCCGTTCGTCCAGTTGTCCACGTCGATGTTGGTGCTGCAGGAGTTGAACCGGCAGTTATCGACGCTCATGTGTTCGATGTTGGCGCCAATGCTTCGAATGGCCGCGTCGCACACTTCGAAGTAAACCCCGTTGATGTCGAGGCTGTACACGATGCTTTCGAGCAGTATGCCGTTTTTGCAGGCTTCGAACGATAGGCCGTTGCCCAGTACCAGGCCTTCGACCCCTCCGTCGAACCCGATGCCTGTCCCGTGCGTGAACGTGTCCGGACCGATACCAGAACCATGAACCCCGGTGAAGCTCATGGTGTTGTTGAAACCGTCGTGCCGGAAAATAGGCGTGAGGTCGGTTCGGTCGTTGCGGAACGGGCGCCCCGTGAGATCCGTTTGGCTTAGATAGAAACTGCGGTTCGTCCACAGCATATGGTCGGTGAAGTCGGTTGCGTAGCAGCGTTCAACCGAGCAGCCCTGAATCCAGTTCTTCAACTTCATCGCTGTGCCGCAGGTCTTGAAGTTGAATCCTTCGATGCGAGAGTTGTAGTGGATGGTGGTTGGAAGCTCGTCGCCCAGGGGCCAGTTGCTGGCGCCGCCGAGCGCTACCGTAG